TAAAGAATGACAGTCATAGTATGGGACGGAAAAAATCTAGCAACAGATAGACAGGCGACAGATGGCTCTCACAAATGGGAGACAGATAAGGCATGGTATATAACGAGAGGTGATTCTGTTTATATAGTATCAGGTGTTGGCTTGTTAAAAAATATAGTGAACTTAAGAGAGTGGTATAAAGAGGGGGCAAACCCAAAAAAATACAGCCTTAATTGCAGCAGCAGCTCAAATGGTCAGCTTGTCACACAGCAACTTCTTGTGGTAAGCCAAGACAAAGGTCTCTTCGTTTATGAGGATTCACCGTATCCTATACACAGGGGGTTTGAGCCATGTGCATTCGGAGAGGGAAAGGAGTATGCCTATGGGGCATTAGCTATGGAGGCAACATCAGTAGAGGCAATTAACATTGCGAACTCTTACTCTTTACATTGTGGTAAAGGTATTGCATTATATAGTTTACGCAATAGTAAAGTAGAGTATACATCATGAAGAAAAAAGATAATATAAATAACCCAACTCATTACACACAAGGTAAGATACAAGTTTGGGATTTTATAATAGATAAAAAGCTAGATTTCTTAGAGGGAAATATAGTGAAGTACATTTCTAGGTGGCGTTTCAAAGGGGGTATTGAAGACTTAAAGAAAGCACAAAAGTATCTTAATAAATTAATAAAGGAAGAAAGTAAAAATGAGAAAATATACAACAAAAATAGTAGAAAAGAATAAAAAAAGAAAAGAAAAAACCTATACTAAGAAACCTAAAAGGAACTCAATGCTTAGAAATAAATCAACAAGTATTAAAGTCTCTAAGTTTGAGAGGTAGTATGGATATAGTAACGATAGATTTTGAAACATATTATAGTAAGGATTATTCCTTATCTAAAATGACAACTGAGGCTTATATTCGTGATAACAGATTTGAGGTGATTGGGCTGGGGATTAAAGTTAATGACAGCACAACAACTTGGTACGAAGGAGATAAGATTTCAGCCATATTATCTTCTCTCAACTTGTCTGGCAGTGCTATCCTCGGACATAACACACTTTTCGATGGGTCTATTCTTTCGTGGAAGTATGGCATACAACCTAAATTTTGGTTTGATACTATGTCTATGGCTAGACCTAAGCACAGTATGACAACAGGTTGCTCTTTAAGTGCATTGGCTAAACATTACAAGCTTGGGACAAAGGGTACCGAAGTCATGCATGCTGCAAACAAAAAAAGGAAGGACTTCACACCACAAGAACTTGACATGTATTCTAAATATTGTATCAACGATGTCGAACTTACCTACAAACTATGGAAGAAGTTATCACAGGGTTATCCCTCATCAGAACTTATGGTCATTGACCAAACCTTACGAATGTTTATTGAGCCAATCATTGAACTTGACAGACAATTACTTGCGTCCCATCTGGAAAAAATAAAGAACGACAAACGACAACTCGTTGACAGGTTACTATCGAAAGGTGTCACGGGTGAAAGCATAACGAAAGCTTTGATGTCTAATAATATATTAGCAAAACTATTAATAAAGCTTGGGGTTACACCCCCTATGAAAGAATCATTAAGGACAGGTAAACAAACCTATGCCTTTGCAAAAACAGATAAAGAATTTACACAACTTCAAGAACATCCTAATATAATAGTACAACAACTTGTATCAGCAAGGTTAGGTGTAAAGTCTACCATTGAAGAAACACGAACTGAAAATCTTATTGAGGTATCTAAAAGAGGTAAGCTACCTATAATGTTAAAGTATTATGGAGCACACACAGGGAGGTTTTCAGGTGGCGAGAAGTTAAACTTACAGAACTTACCTCGTAATGGAATCATAAGGAAATCATTGACAGTACCTAAAGATAAAGTATTAATAGCTTGTGATTCATCACAGATTGAGGCACGAATGGTTGCATATATAAGTAAGCAAGAGGATTTAGTACAAGCCTTTAGAGAGGGTAGGGATGTTTACAGCGAATTTGCTAGTGAGATATATAGTAGAAAGATTACGAAGAAAGATAAGATAGAAAGATTTGTAGGCAAGACTTGTATACTAGGACTTGGTTATGGTATGGGAGCAGTAAAGTTTAGAGACACATTGGCACTAGGTCAAGGTGGTATGTCAGTAGACATAGATTTAAACGAGGCAAAAAGAATTGTTACTTTATATAGACAGAAAAACCACAACATAGTTTCTTTTTGGGAACTTTGTGGTCATGCATTATATAGTATGGTCGAGGGTGATTCAGGAAATATAGGTGGCATAATACAGTATGATTCGTTGGGAGTTATACTACCAAACAAAATGCGTATACATTATCCAATGTTACGCAATACACCGAATGGATTCGAGTACATATCTAACATTAGAGATTATAGAAAATATAATGCTAATATAGAAGATGTGAATTGGACTAAAATTTATGGTGGTAAGATGACAGAGAATGTTGTTCAGGCATTGGCTAGAATTGTAGTATCCGAACAAATGGTTGAGGTGGGTAAGCATTATAAAGTACTGTTTCAAGTACACGATGAGCTTATTATTACCTTGGGATGCGAAAACAAGACTGTCGCACGACAACATGTTGAGACAATCATGTCTACTTCCCCAGCGTGGGCACAGGATTTACCTGTTGCTTGTGAGAGTGGGGTGGGCAATAACTATGGAGACACAAAATGACAGATATAATAGGCACAAATGGAAAAGAAATTAAATCAGAGGAAAAACCTAAAAAAGATTTCGCACTTCAGCTATTAAATAGTGTTAGCGAAAAAGTTTCGGAATCGAAAAAATTGGATTCCCTCTTTATATTAGTAAAAGCAGATGAGCAATATTTTAGATACTCGACAGGTACAGATAATATTATGGAAGATGTAGCTCAACTTGAACTATTAAAACATGATATATTAAAACGAATGACCGAGGCAAAAATCTAAAATGGCAGGTAAGAATGAGGTTAAACTTACACATAGTTATTCCTCTATAAAGATGTATGAGAACTGTCCTAAGAGGTATGAGTATCAAAGGATTACCAAAGAGGTTGTTGACACAGGTAGTGAGGCAACTAAATTTGGCGAACGAGTACATGCTGATTTGGAAAACAGACTACTACATGGTACGCCCCTTCCTGAAGAATCAAACAAACACGAACAAGTTTGCACAACTTTACAAGAACTTACCAAAAACTCAACCCTCCTAGTAGAGTCGAAGCTCTGTCTTGATGAAAATCTTACACCAACAGGTTGGTGGGAAACAAACGCATGGTTACGCAGTATACTTGATGTGCTTATTCTTAAAGAAGATTCGGCTATAATAATAGATTGGAAAACAGGTAAGAGGCGACCTGACTTTACACAACTACAACTGTTCGCATTACAAGTATTCAAACATTACCCAAAGATTCAAAAGGTTAAAGCAAGTTTCGTGTGGTTAAAAGAAGGAACTGTAGATTCAGAGGTGTATAGTTATGATAACACCAACTTGTTGTGGGCAGATTTGTTGGCTCGTATAGAAAGAATTAATCAATCATATATAAAAGGAAACTTCCCAGCAAAACCAAGTGGACTATGTCCATGGTGTCCAGCTAAGAATATTTGTGAGTATGCTAGAATATAATACTTGACAGTACTGTATGCTTAAGTATACTTATAGTATGGCTATAACACCTGAGGGGAAAATTAAAACTAAACTTGACAAAGTATTAAAGTCTTTAGATGTTTGGTACTTTAACCCACAATCAGGTATTTTTGGAAAATCAGGTATACCTGACAAGATACTCTGTGTGAATGGATATTTTGTTGGCGTAGAGTGTAAGGCGGATAGGGCTAAGAAACCCACCGCCTTACAGCTTAAGTGTATGAAAGATATAGAACGACATGGGGGAAAATGTTTTGTTGTTTATGATGATGAAACAATTAACCAAGTTAAACTATATATAGAAAGAATAAAATGTTAGTAATAGAAAAAGCAAAAGCATTAGCATTAAATTTAAAGAATCCAAATAAAGTTCTGGCGTGTTTGCCGCATGCTAAAAAATTAAAGTACAACAACCAAGAACTTGTTGTCACATCCCATTCAATCTCATCAACCAGAGCTCTCCGAAAACTCGGTATTAAAGCTCCCTCTCCTATCCTCCACTACTATGATTGGTGTGGGGACTTCATTCCATATGAACATCAAAAGATGACATCAGCATTTTTAACTATGCATGATAAAGCATTAGTGCTTAATGAAATAGGTACAGGAAAAACATATTCGGCTCTATGGGCATGTGACTATCTCATGTCAATAGGTTATATCAAAAAGGTTTTAATTGTTTCACCACTATCAACTCTTGAAAGAGTATGGGGTGACAGTATTTTTATGAACTTCCCACACAGACAAGCTGTAACACTATATGGCACAGGTAACAGGAGGTTACAGCTACTAAAAACTAACGCAGATTTTTTTATTATTAACCATGACGGATTCTCTATTATATCAGAGGAGGCGAAAGGGATGTTTGACCTCATTATAATAGACGAGGCGGCAGTTTTAAGAAACCCCTCAACAAACAGATTTAAAATAATTAGAAAGTATTTAGCTAAACATACACATACTCGTTTATGGATGATGACAGGCACACCTACACCTAATGACCCAACAGACGCATGGGCGTTAGCTAGATTAGTCGAGAGCCCTTATAATTCTAAAACTTATACATCATTTAAAGAATCAGTAATGATGAAAGTAGGACAATGGAAGTGGTTGCCACGCCCTGAATCAGTAGAGATTGTCAGGCATGTGTTGTATCCAGCAGTAAGGTATAGTAGGGACGAATGCTTTGACTTACCTGAAACGATGTATCAAACACGGAAGGTTACACTAACAACAGAACAACGAGAACATTATGACAAGATGTTAAAACATTTTGTTACAGAGTTTGCGAAAGAAGGAACAATCACAGCTGTTAACGAAGCAGTTAAATTACAAAAACTTGTACAGATAAGTTGTGGTGTAGTGTACGGAGATTCGGTTCGGCAAATCGAGCTGGACTGTTCACCTAGAGTCAATGTAGTTAAGGAAGTTATTGATGAAGTAGGTGGCAAAGTAATAGTTTTTGTTCCACTAACAGGAACATTAAAAATGTTAGAGAGAATACTCTCAAAGCAATGGAGTGTGGCGGTGGTTAATGGTAAAGTTTCTACTAATAAAAGAAACAAAATATTCCACGACTTCCAAAACACAGAAGACCCTCATGTTCTTATTGCTCACCCAGCAACTATGGCACATGGGCTCACGTTGACATCAGCGAGTACTATCATTTGGTATGGCCCTGTGACAAGCAACGAGCAATACATTCAGGCGAATGGAAGGATAGAGAGGATAGGGAAAAAGCATGTTTCTAATATCGTTCATATAGAAGGTACTGATTTAGAGTACAAGATGTATGAAAGACTTAGAAACAAACAGAAACTACAAGGTTTATTACTAGACCTTATACAAGAAGATACGAGGTAATTATGGCATTAACAATAGATAAAGTTATAGGTACATACCTAAAACTTAGAGGT